CGCGCGGCGACGGATGCTTGTTTTTCGTACATCACAACTTCTCCTCTTGATAGGGGGTTGTATGAACGCGCAGGTCGGGCAGGAAGCCAAGGCCAACTTCTCTCTGTTTTGGTTCATCCGCAGCAAGGGTGCGGACGATGGCAGCCGCAAGGATGGCGGCGATTTCGCCAGCACGGGCGCTGGCGCTCATCTCTGGGGGAGATGCGAGTTCGAGGTTCTTCATGACGGCTCCGAGGAATTGCAACCGTCAGGGATAGTGAGCCCGATTTTCCGAAGTAAATCTCAACGCTGATTAATCGGCGCGGCTCGATGGCCGGGCGCTGGTCGCTACGCTTTGACGAATGGCGACAGCACCTGATGCAGAAGATGGCGTGGCGGCGCCTCAGCCAAAATCGGTGCAAGCAAGGCTGACAGTGGCTGCTGATCGACACCCGCCTGCGTGCTCGCCTGCTGCAAGGCATGGGCTGTGTCCAGGATGTCTGCGCCGGTGATCTCATAACCGTGGCCACGCGCAATCCAGCGCAGCGCTGACAGAGCGGCATGGATGGCGAACTGCGGTTGGTCGACTGCGAAGTCTCTGGCGGCGCGGGTCAAGGTCCGGGGATCAGTAGGACTTTGATTGGCGAGTTCAGCGGCGAGCGCAAACAGGCCCGCATCCTTGGCCGCAGCGAACCATTTGCCTTCTGTGCCGGGCGTGCTGGCGACCAGATCCCGCAGTATGAGCTCCGGTGGAACGTGGCTGTACTTCTTGGCGATGGCACGAAAGGTGGCCAGGGTCGTGGTGCCTTGGTTGGCCTCGATGGCATACCGCAGGTAGGCTTCATCGGCCAAGCCTGACGACAGCAGGATGGCCTCGCAGGCCTCAGCGATCTGCCAGCCCGGATCGTTGAGTCCGCGTGAGTCCTCGGCATAACGGATCGCCTCGGCTTTCTTGCCCATCGCGGCCAAGGCCTTCACCCCCCAGCGTCGGTCGTGCCACCACTTGAACCGCGCCTTGTCGATCAGGGCCAGCAACTCGTGATGACGACCTGCCGCGAACAGCGCGGACAGACAGGCGCTGGTGCCCTTGAAGTAGCCATGCCCAGATGCGCTCGGACTCCACACGCTTTCAACGACAGGGATGAACTCATCGGCCCAGCGCGAGGCCATGTCCGGCGTCACACACAGTTCACCCCAGTGGTCGCCCAGCAGTTCGATGTAGGGTATTTCATCGTCCTGCAACGCCTGCCACAACCGATCCAGCCAGCGTTGCCGCTGTTTGGGCTCGACGTTGGCCTTGACGATGAGGGGCACCAGGATCTCGATGGCTTTGTTCACGGCGGAGCCCAGCGCCCCGGAGGAGCTGTCTACCTGCTCCAGTGCGGGCGAGATCTTCTCCAGCAAGGTAACGGCACCCTCGGCGGCCAGCACCGGCTCCTTGCGGGCCACCTGCTTGATCTCGGCCAAGGCCTCCTTGATGCGCTGGATGGGCGTGTCCGAACGCCAGCCGAAGGCATGCCGCCGAAACCGTGATGCGAACTGCCATTTGTACGCGACGCCGGTCATGCATCCTCCATGACTTCGGAGGCGGCTTCTGGCTGGTCATCGTCCTCGACAGGGGCGTCAACGGTCGGCAGATTCAATTGCCAGGCATGCGAGCCTTTGACCCGAACGAGGTAGTTGCGCCACGGTGAGTTTTTACTGGTGAACAGGTTGGATGGCGAAGCGCAGCCCGTGTCCTCCATCAGCTTCTTGGTGTTCACGTGCGGCGAGCCCGCTGCATGGGCATCGACCAAACGCTGCAGCACCATGATCTTGGCTTTGTTCGTCACCTTCCACGGTGCTTGTCCAGGGAGGTATAGCGTGGCGGCATACCCATCCGGAGAGAGCTTCAGCGCAACCGAGGTGCCGCCCATGGCAGCCAGTTGCCCGTGGCGATAGGCCAGCTTCAACTGCGCCAAGTCGATGGCCGTCGTTGCACCAGCAGCAGACAGCACGTCCTCGATGGGTATCACCACGTTAGTTCCGGCAAACGGAAAGGGTTCCGATGCCGTGGTCAGCAGGATGCCGGGGACGCTGCGTGGACGCAGGCGCAAGGCGGTATCGACCTTGGCGTACTGGCGCTCGCTGGACATCTTGGCCGCGAAGTACAGCGCAATGTCATGGCCATCGATATCAAGCTCCCCCAGAAAAATCGGCTCTTCGTCCTGGTGCTTGCCACGCACACTCTGCAGTGCAGTGCCCAGCGCCGTGATGATCTCCTCGCGCAGCCAGTTCAGGTGCACCTTCCAGCGCCGGGCGTGCTTGGCGGGCAGCACCACATCCGCCCCCGTCAGTGGATCGCGGTAACGTACCTGATTGCCATCGGCACAGCGCTCCAGTTTGACGCTGGTGTGCTCACCGTTTGCCAGTTCGACGACCTTCTCGATGATCCGGTCACCCTCCGTGATGATGCCCTCGTCCTCGAAGCGGTCGATGTCGATACCAAGTTGCGCCAGGGCGAAGCCGTCCATCGTGTTGGTGGCGTACTCCAGCAGGCGTGCGACCTGCACCACCAGTTTCGGGTCATCGATTCCTGACCCCGGGTGCAGGGGCTTGAGCACGCCCAAGGCTTCGAGCAACTGCGTCCCAGCCTGCCGCAAGCGTGCGTCTTTCTCGCCTTGCAGACTGCATCGGCCGGGCTCGGCCAGCACGATGGACAGCGGCGTTTCAGCCGTTTCGCCATCGAACACCAAGTCGGCCACCAGGGTCACGCCAAGGATGGCACCGGGTTGCGAGAACGGGTGGTTGCTCCAATGTTCATGGATGACTTCGTGCAGTTCCGCGCAGCTGTCGATGTGCAGCGAGACGGTATCGGTCGCGTGCCCGAGCAAGGCCTTCGCTTCAGTGAGATAAAGGCGCTCGACGCGCACGCCATCGAGTTTGGGTTTCGTGTCTTTCAGTGGCAGCGCGAAGCGGGACAGGTCATACCGTGAGCGATTGAGCGGTCGGCTCGACAGCGGAGCCTTGAAACCGTGTTTGGACAGCACATTGGCCAGTGGGGCCCGTGTCGACAGGGTGTGCGCATAGACCTCCACCACCTTGCGGTCAGGGGCGTAGACAAGGGTCGCGTCCCGCGCAGGGAAGTAGCAGAAGCTCTTGCGGCTGCGGTTGAGCATCTGCACAGCCGTGACCTGGTCACCCGCAAAACGCACCACCAGGTAATGCGTCAGCTGGGTGTCGCCGTTTTTCTTTTCTTCGGCCATCTGCACATGGATGACCTCGCAGGGCTCGGCCAGCCGCATGGTGCTGGTGAGCTGCGACTCCAGATCCTTCTTGATGGCGTCGTTCCAGATGAACGGTGGTGCGTCATCGCAGGGGATGTCAAAGGCATCAAAAAGGCGCTTGTTGCCCCGGATGTCGCCGGTGTTCAGGATCGATTCGGCAACATCAAACAGTCGCGCCGCGTCATCGGAGTGGGTGCGCATCCAGACCGAACGACCGATTTCGCCGCCGTCTTCGGCCAGAAAGGCAGCGATCAGCTCGTTGTCGTGCAATTGGTCTGCGACGGTGGTGAGAATCTGCGCACCTCTGGGCGAAGCCAGGCGCAGGATGCGCAGTGCCTCGCGTTCGGCGGGGTCACGTTGCTCTTTGCGAAGGTGCCGGACGTGCTCGATCAGTGCGGTGGGGAGTGTCTCCGCGTCTTGCGACCAGTCAAATCCTCGGGCCAGTGCCTGACACTCCTGCAGACCGCTGAAGCGCTTGAGGTTGGTCACATGCGCCTTCTCGATCAGTTCGAGCAGGCAGTGCGCGTTGGTCAGGGTCTTCTTGCCCATTGATTCTCCCTTCGGCCGTTTACATGGCCACAGTCCATTGGCGCATGACCGCCACCGATTGAGTCAGGCCCTGCGCCTGCAGGGTGTCCAGGTATTCATCTGCTGTCTTGGGCGGGTTCTTGAGTGAGCGCCGATGGTGAGCTACGGTCTCCAACACACCCGCCGGGAACAGATCCAGCAAGTCGACGATGAAGTCGTCGGGGTGTTGGGCCACGAGGTTGTAGGGTTTGAGCGCCTCAGGCGGGAAGTCCTTGAGGTTGAAGGTCACGATCAGGCTCGCGCCCGAGTGAATCGCGGCGGCCACCACATGACGGTCGTCCGCGTCGGGCAGTTGGATCGACGGGATCAGGTACTCAAACCCGGTGACCAGGCTGTCGCGGACATGGCCGTTCATCAGCTGGCGTGTTCGGTTCAACTGCTCGGCTGTGAGATCGGGCCGACTGGCCAGCACGTTGCGCGTCCACTCGTCGTGGATCGTGTCACTCCAGCGCGCCCGGTACAGATCCGACAGCGCCAGATGCATCAACAGATCGCGCAACGGTGCCGGGTAGAGCACGCAGGCGTCATAGACGACGGTGAAGTGCGAACTCATCCAGTCAGTACCCCATGCCGAGTTCCTGAGCCTGGGCCGCCAACTCATCCAGCGCCTTGCGGCGTTCCGCATCGATGCGGTTCTTGTAGGCGATCACATCCTGGTAACGCACGCGGCGATGGGTGCCGATCTTGTGGAACGGGATGTCACCTTTCTCCAGCAACTGGACAAGGAAAGGCCGGGAGACGTTGAGCACGTCGGCGGCTTCCTGCGTCGTCAGCTCCGCATGGATCGGAATGATGGATACGGCGTTGCCCTGGCCGATCTCGGTCAGCACATCAAGCAGCAGGCGCAGGGCCGACGTCGGGATCGACACGGTGTGCACTGCGCCCTGGTCGTCATGGAAGTCGATCTGCTGGGTATCAGCACGGGTCTTGAGGACGGTCGACAGCGCCCGGCCGGACTCTCGGGCCAGGGCAATGTCTTCGGCAGAAGGCAGGGTTTTGGGGATGGCGGGAGCGTTCATAAGGGGTCTCCTCGTCGGGTCAAGGTACGCATTGAAGCCATTATAAACGAAATAATCGAAATCGCAACATCCGAAACAGAGGCGAAGATTCAATATAGATCAACAACTTACAAGAATTGCCGCACGGATCATGCGACGGCTGCTTGCCAGTCAAAGCCAAAAACGGACATGCGCAAGCCCAAGACATGGAGGAATTGAATAGGAACTCCCAAACAAAAGGAGTTCCACCATGCAAAAACACCCTGCACCTGTTCAATCCGCGCGGACCTTCTTTCCGCCGCTGCCAGAGGGTGAGCCACTGCTCGCGCTCAACGAGTTCGAACTCGCCGCCCGCTGGCGTCTGTCCGTCCACACCTTGCGTCGGTGGCGTCAAGACCAGCTGGGCCCGATCTTCTGCAAGGTCGGCTCGCGCGTCACCTACCTGATCTCCGAGATCGAGGCCTTCGAGCGGCGTGTTGCGCGCTACTCGACCTTCGCCCGTGCGTATCAGTGAGGAGGACGGCCATGAGCGATCTGACTATCTTCCCCGCCGACATCGCCGAGATGTCCGTCAGCCAACTGGCCGCACTGCCGCCCGAGCAGAAGCGCGAGATCGACAAGAACCTCGACGCGGCTATCGACTGGCTCAAGAAGGCGCGCACCAAGTTCGATGCGGCGCTCGACGCCGCCTACGGGGAGCAGGCCCGCGCCGCGCTGCGTGAATCCGGCCGCGATTTCGGCACCGCCCACATCAGCGATGGCCCGCTGCGGCTCAAGTTCGAGTTGCCCAAGAAGGTCAGCTGGAACCAGCAGCAATTGACCGAAATCGCCGAACGCATCGTGGCGTCAGGCGAGAAGGTCGAGGGCTACCTCGACATCAAGTTGTCCGTCTCCGAATCCCGCTTCACGAACTGGCCGCCTGCCTTGCAGCAGCAGTTCGCTGCCGCTCGCACCGTGGATTCCGGCAAGCCGTCTTTCACTCTTTCCCTTGATTCGGAGTAATGGCCATGAGTGCAATCATTCCCTTCCAGTTTGAAGCGCACGCTGTGCGCGTTCAGGTCGACGACGCGGGCCAGCCGTGGTTCAACGCCGCCGACGTCTGCGCAGCTTTGGAACTGTCGAATCCGCGCGATGCTCTCGCCAAACACGTCGATTCGGATGATGTCGCAAAACGCGACGTCATCGACAACCTTGGACGCACCCAGCGCGCCAACCACGTCAACGAGTCGGGCCTCTACGCCCTGATCCTCGGCAGCACCAAGGATGCCGCCAAGCGCTTCAAGCGCTGGGTCACCCACGAGGTATTGCCCGCGATCCGCAAGACCGGCAGCTATACCGCTCCCGCTGCGCTGGGGGCCTTGCCTGCACCGACCCATGACCGTGTATCCGCGATTCTGCTGATCGGCGAGGCTGTGGCGAAGGTGCCGGGCGTCAAGCCGGGCATCGCAGCGGCGGCAACGCTCACCTGCATTCAGGAGAACACGGGCATCACCATCGAGGTGCTGCGCCGCGCGCTGCCGTCGGCCAACGAACCGATCTGCGCGCTCAACGCCACCCAGCTCGGCAAGCTGCTCAACCGCTCGGCCAAAGCCACGAACCAGATGCTGGCAGCGGCTGGCCTGCAGTTCCGGAACGACCGTGACGAATGGGAACTGACCGAGGCGGGTGAAGCATGGGGCGAGGCCATGCCGTACTCGCGCAATGGCCACAGTGGCTACCAGATCCTCTGGAATCCCGCCGTCGCCGATGAGCTGAAGGAGGCCGCGTGATGAGTCTTCCCATCATCTCCGCGCAGCAGCGCATGGCCGAACGCAAGGGCGTGAAGCTGCTGATGCTCGGTAAATCCGGCATTGGCAAGACCACCCGGCTCAAGGATCTTGACCCGGCCACCACGCTGTTCCTCGACATAGAGGCTGGTGACTTGGCGGTGGCCGACTGGCCCGGCGACACCATCCGTCCGGCATCCTGGCCGGAGAGCCGCGACTTCTTCGTGTTTCTCGCGGGCCCGGACAAGTCGCTGCCGCCGGAGTCGGCGTTTTCGCAGGCGCACTTCGATCACGTCGTCGAGAAGTACGGTGACCCGGCGCAACTGGACCGCTACCAGACCTTCTTCCTCGACTCGATCACGCAGCTGTCGCGCCAGTGCTTCGCGTGGTGCAAGACGCAACCCGGCGCGGTCAGCGACCGTACCGGCAAGCCGGACATGCGCGGCGCCTACGGCCTGCTCGGGCAGGAAATGATCAGCGCCTTGACCCATCTGCAGCACGCACGCGGCAAGAACGTGGTGTTCGTGGCCATCCTCGACGAGCGGCTCGATGACTACAACCGCAAGGTGTTCGTGCCGCAGATCGAAGGCAGCAAGACCGCACTGGAACTGCCCGGCATCGTCGACGAGGTTGTGACGCTGGCCGAGATCAAGGCCCAGGAAGCAGACGGTAGTGGCAGCACCTACCGCGCCTTCGTCACGCACACCGTCAATCCCTACGGCTTCCCCGCCAAAGACCGCAGCGGTCGCCTCGATCCGCTCGAGCCGCCCAACTTGCGCGCACTGATCGACAAGTGCGCGGGTGAGTCCGCCACGCCCGTTCGCACTGCCACCACCCAATCCCACGAATCTCAGGAGTAATCGCCATGACCCAGCAATCCACCACCAGCAACAACTGGAACGACTTCAACGACGCCGAATCGCAGCAATCTGGCTTTGACCTGATCCCCAAGGGCACCGTTGTCCCTGTGCGCATGACCCTCAAGCCCGGTGGTTATGACGATCCCAGCCAAGGCTGGGGCGGCGGTTACGCCACCGAGTCCTTCGACACCGGTTCGATCTATCTGGCCGCCGAGTTCGTGGTCACCGCTGGCGACCACGCCAAACGCAAGATGTGGTCGAACATCGGCCTGCATTCGCAGAAGGGGCCGACCTGGGGTCAGATGGGGCGCAGCTTCATTCGCGCCGCGCTCAACAGCGCCCGCAACGTCCACCCGCAGGACAACAGTCCGCAGGCCGCCGCCGCGCGCCGCATTCAGGGCTTCCACGAACTGGATGGCCTGGAGTTCCTCGCCCGTGTCGACATCGAGAAGGACGGCAAGGGCCAGGACCGCAACGTGGTCAAGGTCGCGGTCGAACCCGATCACCCCGACTACGCCAAGTTGATGGGCGTGCCGCCCAAGACCACGGGTGGTGGCACCTCCGGTGCTCCGGCACAGCCAGCGGCACCCGCGTATCAGGCAGCGCCTACCCAACGCGCACCCGTGACGGGAAAACCGTCGTGGGCGCAGTGAGGGAGGCCGATGAAATGCTGGGTCTGCAAACGACAAGCACGCGGCTACGGCCACACGGACGGTCGATTCAAGACCGGCGATGCGCGCCGCTACGTGCTCGACTGGGTGTTCTGTTCCCGTCGCTGCCAGGACGCGTTCCACGCGCTGTACGGCAACTGGCAGCGGGCCAAGGAAGGTCGCATCGACAAGACGGAGGTCGCCATGATCGATCCGTCTGAAGTCGAACTGGCCGCCATGCGCCAATGCCTCAAGTCCTTCGGCGAGGCGGCAGGCGAGATCGGTTTCACCAAGCCTCTGGGCGACTACTCCGAGGCCGAAGCGCTGCGGGTGATCGATGCCATCGTCACTTGCTGGTCGGAGGCGATGGTCGCGCACCACGAGTCCAGCAAGTTTCCGCCCGTTCGGGGCTTGCCGCCCACGCCCGATCCGCTGGCACCCGATGCCGCCAATCCGTTCGCGGATCTGGAGGACGACCTGCCCTGGGAAGAACCGAAGGGGAAGAAGCCATGATGGACTTCATTTCCTCATCGAGCATCGCGGGCCGGGTCACCGCCCTGGTCGACGCCGGGTTGCAACAGGCCCGCGCCCGTCAATCCGAGCGCCAGTACCTCGGGGCCTCGCGCCTCGGGGTGGCTTGCGAGCGCGCGCTGCAATTCGAGTACGCCAAGGCTCCCATCGACCACGGGCGGGACACCCCGGGCCGGATGCTGCGCATCTTCGAGCGTGGCCATGTCATGGAGGACTGCATGGTCGCGTGGCTACGGGACGCAGGTTTTGACTTGCGCACCCGAAAGGCCGATGGCGAGCAGTTCGGCTTCTCGGTGGCCGATGGTCGCCTGCAGGGACACGTCGATGGCGTCATCGTCGGTGGCCCGGAGGGCTTTGCCTATCCCGCGCTGTGGGAATGCAAATGCCTGGGCAACAAGTCCTGGAGCGATCTGGAGAAGAAGGGCCTGGCCATCTCCAAGCCCGTCTACGCCGCGCAAGTGGCGATCTACCAAGCCTATCTCGAACTGCACGAGCACCCGGCGATCTTCACGGCGCTCAACGCCGACACGATGGAGATCTACACCGAGCTCGTGCCCTTTGAAGCAGCCCTTGCCCAGCGCATGTCAGATCGTGCGGTGAAGGTCATCTCGGCCACGGAAGCAGGCGAACTGCTGCCGCGTGGCTTCCATGAACCGACCCACTTCGAATGTCGGATGTGTGCATGGCAAGACCGCTGCTGGAGGACACAAGCATGACCGACAACACCCATTCAGCTACTGGCATTGAACCGATGATCGACGCCAAACAGGCGGCTGCCGCGCTGCGTCTGCCGTATTACTGGTTCGCTGATCACGCGATGCGCAGCAAATACCGGATTCCCCACTACCTGATGGGCGGACTGGTGCGCTATCGCCTGTCAGAGCTTTCTGCGTGGGCGGCACGCAATGCGGCAGCGCAAAGCCGCTTCGCGGGCGATACGGATACCGCTGTCGAGGAGGCCGAATGATCGACTTCAACGACACCGTCGCCCCCACCGAAAGCCAAGCACGCATCGTCAACGATGCCGAGAGGGAGGAACTGCGCGCAGAACTTCTCGCCCGGCTGGAATCGGTGCTGTTCACTCTGTGCCCGGCAGGCAAGAAGCGCCGGGGCAAGTTCCTGATCGGTGATGTGCTGGGTAGCCCTGGCGACAGCCTTGAGGTGGTGCTTGAGGGCGAAAAGGCAGGTCTATGGACGGATCGTGCCGACAACTCCGGCGGCGATGTGTACGCGCTGATCGGCAATCACTTCGGCATCGATGTGACCCGCGACTTTCCGCGCGTGCTCGATGCCGCCGCCGATCTGCTCGGTCGTGCGCGTTCCGCACCGGTGCGCAAAGGCAAAAAGCAAACCGCGCCGGTTGACGAACTCGGCCCCGCCACCGCCAAGTGGGACTATCTCGACGCCACCGGCAAGCTGATCGCAGTCGTCTACCGCTATGACCCGCCCGGTGAAAGGAAGCAGTTCCGCCCTTGGGATGCCAAGCGGCACAAGATGGCACCGCCCGATCCACGGCCGTTGTACAACCAGCCAGGAATGATCAGTGCCGCGCAGGTGGTGCTGGTCGAGGGCGAGAAATGCGCGCAGGCCTTGATCGACGCGGGCATCGTGGCCACCACAGCGATGCACGGCGCGAACGCTCCGGTCGATAAGACCGACTGGTCGCCGCTGTCCGGCAAGGCTGTTCTGATTTGGCCCGACCGCGACAAGCCGGGCTGGGAGTACGCCTCGCAGGCGGCACAGGCAATCCTGTCGGCGGGAGCCAAATCCTGCCACGTTCTTTATCCGCCCGAAGAGGCCGCAGAGGGCTGGGACGTGGCCGATGCCATCGCCGAGGGCTTTGATGTCGCCACCTTCCTCACCCACGGGCCGCGCCTTCAGATGCACGACGTGGCCGATGATGTTGATCCAGTCGTCAGCAGCGACGAATCTGTCTGGGGTACGGAGGACGCGCTGGCGCTGTCCTTCACGCGCCGCTACCACCGCGACTGGCGCTACGTGGCTGGCTGGGGCAAGTGGCTGGTCTGGGACGGGCAACGCTGGCGCACCGAGGACACGCTGGCGGCCACGGACTTGATCCGCAGCGTCTGCCGCCAGACGGCTGTGCGCGCCGACAACCCCAAGGTCGCCGCCAAATTGGCCAGCGCAGGAACGGTCGGCGGTGTGGAGCGTCTGGCGCGTGCTGATCGCAGGCACGCGGCCACCACCGACGAATGGGATGCAGATCCGTGGTTGCTCAACACGCCGGGCGGTGTGGTCGATCTCAAGACAGGCCGGATGCGCCCGCACGAGCGTGCCGACCGGATGACCAAGATCACCACAGCCACGCCCAGTGGCGACTGCCCGACCTGGAGGCAGTTCATCGACGAGGTCACGGGTGGCGACCAGGAACTTCAGTCCTACCTGCAACGGATGGTCGGTTACGCGCTGACCGGGTCGACGCAAGAGCACGCGCTGTTTTTCCTGTACGGCACAGGCGCGAACGGCAAGTCGGTGTTCGTCAACACGCTGGCCACCATCCTGGGTGATTACGCGACCAACGCGCCGATGGACACCTTCATGGAAACGCGCACCGACCGGCACCCGACCGATATGGCGGGACTGCGCGGCGCGCGTTTCGTGGCGGCCATCGAAACTGAACAGGGCAAACGTTGGGCTGAGTCCAAGCTCAAGAACCTCACCGGTGGCGACAAGATCTCGGCGCGCTTCATGCGCCAGGACTTCTTCGAGTTCTTCCCACAGTTCAAGTTGTTCGTGGCGGGCAACCACAAGCCCGCCATTCGCAACATCGACGAGGCGATGAAACGCAGGCTACACCTGATCCCTTTCACGATCACCGTGCCGCCCGAGCGCCGCGACAAGATCCTGCAACAGAAGCTCCTGGCCGAACGTGACGGCATCCTCGCGTGGGCCGTGCAGGGCTGTCTCGACTGGCAGCGCCACGGACGACTCAGCCCGCCACAACGCGTGGTGGACGCCACCGAGGAGTATTTCGAAGCCGAGGACGCCCTGGGCCGCTGGCTCGATGAGCGCTGCGTGCGCGAGCCCAACGCCAAGTCATTGACCGCCGAGCTGTTCAACGACTGGAAGCTGTGGGCTGAGGCTGCCGGGGAATTCACGGGCTCCCAAAAGCGCTTTGCCGATCTGCTGCTCACCCGTGGCATAGACAAATGGCGCAACGGTATGGGACTGCGCGGGTTTCAGGGCGTGGGCCTCAAGTACCCGCCCGCACCGTCCTACACCCCTTACGCCGATGACTGAAACAACCGCGTCTGACGGATCGGACGGACTACGTCGTAACTCCTACACGTGCGCGTGCGTGCGCGCCTCATGGGATGTTTCGATAAGACCCGTCCGATCCGTCAGGCCAGAGAGAAAAGGACTGAAACCATGACCACGACCATCCTCGCCCTCGATCTGGGCACTACCACCGGCTGGGCGCTGCGCGGCAGCGACGGCCACATCACCAGCGGTTCCGAAAGCTTTCGTCCGCAGCGCTTCGAAGGCGGCGGAATGCGTTTCCTGCGCTTCAAGCGCTGGCTCACCGAGCTGAAGGCCATCACCAGTGGCATCGACTGCCTGCACTTCGAAGAGGTGCGTCGCCACGTCTCGACCGATGCTGCCCACGCCTACGGCGGTTTCCTTGCCACGCTCACCGCCTGGTGCGAACACCACCAGATCCCGTACCAAGGCGTGCCCGTCGGCACGATCAAGAAGCACGCCACGGGCAAGGGCAACGCTGGCAAGGACGATGTGATCGCTTCCATCACAGCGCGCGGGCACGCCCCGGTCGACGACAACGAGGCCGATGCCCTGGCGCTGCTCCACTGGGCGATCCAGCATCACGACGACGGCCAGGAGGTGTGACGTGAAAGTTCCCACACCGCAGTACCGCTGCCCCCTCGGGCGGCTGCAACCCCAGGCCACCGATCTGGACGCCATCAAGGAACGTGGCTGGCGTGATCAGCACATCCTGGTGGTCAACGCGTCCGACGAACGTCTGGACTTCATTGAGCGAGAGATCGTGCGTCGCATTGGCGAGCGCTTGTACGGGGGGGCGCGTCATGACTGAGTGGACGATTGAGGATGTGGCGGCCCGCTTCGAGGAAGCCGCCAGCACCGGACGACGCCTGCCCCCTGTGCGTGTGCAGGGCTACTTCAACACGTGGCCTGTCATCGTGCGCAAGGAGTGGGAAACGTTCGCAGCCGACGAGCACGTCTATCGACCGTTCCCACCCACACCCGAAGCCATCGACCGGATGCTGGAGACGATGAAGTGGGTGCAATGGCTGGAGATCGAGCAGCGCCACCTTGTGTGGATGCGTGCCAAGCGCTACGGCTGGCGAGACATCACGATCCGCTTTGCCTGCGACCGAACGACGGCGTGGCGTCGCTGGCAGTCGGCGCTGAGGACGGTGGCGGATCGGCTGAACGTCTCGTGCGATCAGTGAGCAGTCCAAAGCATTTCACAACGCTGATTAATGCTTGCCGCATTTGCTCGCGCTTTCGGGTCAGATACAAAATGGAGCTCGCTGCGAGGTGCAACAAAGCAGGCCGATCAGAGGTAGTATTTCGGCTATCTTCTGGACAGCGGTGACGATTCGGCGAGCGGCCCGAGGCAAAAGGGGTCCTTCCTCGCCAGAATCCAATGCGGGGGGCGCGAGCGCGACGCTTTTTTAGCGTCAGGGTACGGGCAAGGTTACCAGTCGGCCAGGTTACCGGCTCCGGTTACCACCCCCAGGCGCAGTTACCACCCCACCAGAATCTTCATTCAACCAACCCGCCCTGCGGTAACGCTCGGCGGGTTTTGCTTTTGGGATTCCCACTTTGAACACGCTCAACGTCGAGTACCGCAAGGTCGAGGCGCTGATTCCCTACGCCCGCAATCCGCGCACGCACGCCGAAAGCCAGATCGCCAAGATCGCGGCCAGCATCGTCGAGTACGGCTGGACGAATCCGATCCTGGTCGACGGCGACAACGGCATCATCGCCGGGCACGGGCGTTTGGCCGCTGCGCGCAAGCTCGGCCTGGATCAGGTGCCGGTGATCGAACTGGCCCACCTGACCGTCGCGCAAAAGCGGGCACTGGTGATTGCCGATAACCGGCTGGCACTGGATGCAGGCTGGGACGAAGAGATGCTGGCCTTGGAGCTGGCCGAGTTGTCCGACGCGGGATACGACCTCGCTCTGACCGGCTTCGACGAAGCCGAGATCGAGGCACTGCTCACCAGTGCGGTGGCGGTCGCAGATGATGAATCAGAGTCCGACGCCGACGAGCCTGACGCGGCTGACGACGTGCCAGAAGCACCCGTCGTGGCGGTGTCCCGGCCGGGCGATGTCTGGGCAATTGGCCTGCACCGCCTGATCTGTGGCGACGCCACCGACCGGAACGTGGTCGCTGCGCTGATGCAGGGTGAAGTCTCTCGCCTGTGCTTCACCTCGCCGCCCTACGGCAACCAGCGCGACTACACCTCGGGTGGCATCTCCGATTGGGATGGCCTGATGCGTGGGGTGTTCGCACACCTGCCGATGGCAGGCGACGGTCAGGTGCTGGTCAACCTGGGCCTGATCCACCGCGACAACGAGGTGATCCAGTATTGGGACGATTGGCTATCTTGGATGCGCCAGCAGGGCTGGCGGCGCTTTGCGTGGTACGTCTGGGATCAGGGGCCGGGGATGCCCGGCGACTGGGCAGGCCGCTTCGCGCCGAGCTTCGAGTTCGTCTTCCACTTCAACCGGGAGAGCCGCAAGCCGAACAAGATCGTCCCCTGCAAGCACGCAGGCCAGGAATCCCACCTGCGCGCCGACGGGTCGTCCACCGCGATGCGCGGCAAGGATGGCGAGGTGGGCGGCTGGACGCACAAGGGGCTGCCCACGCAAGACACCCGCATCCCCGACTCTGTGATCCGCGTGATGCGCCACAAGGGCAAGATCGGTCAGGACATCGATCACCCGGCTGTGTTCCCGGTGGCGCTGCCGGAATTCGTGATCGAGGCTTACACGGACGCGGGCGACATCGTGTTTGAGCCGTTCGGCGGCAGCGGCACGACGATGCTGGCGGCCGAGCGCACCGGTCGGATCTGCCGAAGCGTGGAGATCGCGCCGGAGTACGTGGACGTGGCCATCAAGCGCTTCCAGCAGAACCACCCCGGCGTGCCGGTCACCTTGATCGCCACCGGTCAGTCCTTCGAGCAGGTCGTCGCTGAGCGCGCCACCACCCCGGATGCCGAGGTGGTGGCATGAACTGGCTGGCCGACAAGATCGAACAGTGGCCGACCGCCAAGCTGCTGCCCTACGCCCGCAACGCGCGCACTCATTCCGAAGATCAGGTGGCGCAGATTGCTGCCAGCATTGCGGAGTTTGGATTCACCAATCCGATCCTGGCGGGCAGTGACGGGATCATCGTCGCAGGTCACGGTCGTCTTGCCGCTGCTCAGAAGCTGGGTCTGGAACAGGTACCGGTCGTGGTGCTCGACCATCTGAGTGCGACCCAGCGCCGCGCCCTGGTCATCGCGGACAACCGCATCGCAGAGAACGCAGGCTGGGACGACGCGATGCTGCGGATCGAACTGGAAGCCTTGCAGCTCGATGGTTTCGATCTGGACATCACCGGGTTCGACGCCGACGCACTGGCCGAACTGATCGCGGGCGACGAGCCGGACAACGAGGGTCAGACAGATGAGGATGCGGTGCCAGAGGTCAGCGAGACACCCATCTCGCGTCCGGGCGACGTCTGGATCATGGGCCAGCACCGACTGCTGTGCGGCGACTCGACCTTGGCCGAGAGCTACGAGCGGTTGATGCAGGGCGACCTGGCGGACATGGTCTTCACCGACCCGCCGTACAACGTGAACTACGCCAACAGCGCCAAGGACAAGATGCGCGGCAAGGATCGCGCGATCCTGAACGACAACCTGGGGGATGGCTTCTACGACTTCCTGCTGGAAGCGCTGACGCCCACGGTGGCGCATTGCCGGGGCGGGATTTACGTGGCGATGTCCTCCAGCGAACTGGATGTGCTGCAGGCTGCCTTCCGCGCCGCCGGTGGCAAATGGTCGACTTTCATTATCTGGGCCAAGAACACTTTCACCCTGGGGCGCGCCGACTACCAGCGCCAGTACGAGCCGATCCTCTACGGATGGCCCGAGGGGTCGACACGCCACTGGTGTGGTGACCGCGACCAGGGGGATGTCTGGAACATCAAGAAGCCGCAGAAGAACGACTTGCACCCGACGATGAAGCCGGTGGAGTTGGTCGAGCGCGCGATCCGCAATTCGAGCCGCCCTGGCAACGTGGTGCTCGATCCCTTCGGTGGCTCTGGCACGACGCTAATCGCAGCGGAAAAGTCAGGGCGCGTTGCGCGGCTGATCGAACTCGATCCGAAGTACGTGGATGTGATCGTGCGTCGGTGGGAAGAGTTCACCGGGAAGCAGGCCACCCGCGAGGCGGATGGCGCGTTGCTTGATCAAGCGACCAGCGATTCCTCGACGATCTCGCAGTGAATCACAAAGCCCGTCAGGTATGGCAGGCCGCGCGGGATGCCGTATTGCTTGCTGGTTTGGCGGCCAATCGGCCAGCCCATCCAACGCTGGGTAGCTGCGTTGATCGCGTCCGCCAGGGCCTTGCCCTCGTAAAGCCCGTTCTGGACGTCGTCGGCAAAGTGGCGACCGTGGCGACTGTCGAGGAAGGCCCGCACCGATTCGAGCGGCTGGCTGGTGGCGCCCGAGATGGCGGTCATCGCCAGGGGCCATGCGGCGCTGGCGTGTTCGTTCATCGTGCCCCAAAAGCCCCAGGCTTCGTTCTGGGTGGCGGGGATCTGCGTGGTGGTGTTCATCTCTGGCTCCTTCGGGATGATCGTTGCGACACCCGTAGTAACGCGCTGTTCGATTGAGAAGCCAAGCGCCGCTTGGCCTCTTTCTCGATCTTTCTGATCAGGCGATGCGGTACACCCGCTCGCCGCCC